TTTCTTTTGTTTCTGTTTTGTTTGCTTTTCTGCTCATTTTGTTATTGTTTAATTGATTAATACTCTTTTGTTGTGCAACATCATACATTGCATTAATAGTTTCTTGTTGCATTTTTGCAAATTCTTCTTTCATTTTTCCCATAATTATTAGTTTTTAGTTAGTTGTCAAATTCTAGTTCCATATATTCATCCAAATATTCATCATCATAATCACTACCATAATATTGTTGTAGGTAATAGTCTGTTTCGTGATTTCCTGACTCATAATGACCTGATCTTACTTGCATTGCCAAATCAAATTGCTCTGATGCTATAGACCCTTCTGAAAAAGGATTGTGATAAGGGTCGTTTAATTCTCTAATCATTTTTTCTCTTACTGTTTCTTTAGAAAAAAGATTATCTAAAAATTTATCTTTTTCTTTTTCTGTCATAATTGTTTAATTTTAGTTATTAATTTTCTTTTAATTCTGAAACCATCCATAAGATAATTCCTGTTATTACTGCCCATCCGAACATAATTCTTTTTGTTTAGTTAGTATTTGTGTGTTTAATTTTAGTACATACATTCTTTCCATCAGCATAAATGTTTGTTGAATATGCCAATTAGATTCTGCTCTGTATGGCACTGTTGTTTTAAATACCCTTCTTTTTACTTCATCATTAGAACCTAAGTATTTATATCTAAATGTAATCTCTATAAATTCATCTTCTCCATCTTCTATTTCTACAAAATCAAATATTGATTCTGTTCCTTGAGGTTGAAGCATAATTTTATTTTCACAATCATGTTTAAAAATATCATACACTCTTTTTAAAGTGGAGAAAAGACCTCCATCCTTACATACTAACACATCTTCTACATCAGTATATACAGTAAATTCTCTTGTTTTTTTTCTTTTAGTTATTTCCATCTCAATGTTTTTTAGTTAATAATTAGTTTGTTGGTGACAAAATTATAAAATTGAAACTAACTACCAAACTTTTTTAACATTTTTTTTACAAAATGTTTATGTGCTAGAAGTAAATTGTATGAAAATTATGTAATATTTTAGAAATAATGTACTAAACGAGCTACTTGACCACTTGTTTTTTCGTGTATAAAACCTTCAACAGCTTTTGGTGTACCAGTAAAACCTTTTCTACTATGCCAACTATCAGTACCACTAGGTGATCTCATATATTCTACTGTGACACCTATAAAATCTTTTGCATCTCTCCATTTATGTTTTACTTTATGATGTAAGTGATGTAAATACCAGTATCTATATTTAGTATTACTCCACATCTCTGGTCTTTCTTGTGCCATAAGCAGAGGTAAGTTATCCATTTTTGCACCATCTCCATGCTCTATACCAATAAGATTTGTACCATACTCATAATATTTTCTATAAGCTACACTAATATCAAATGAAACCTCACTATCTTTTCTGAACCAACTTTTGAGTGCATGTGCCAAATGAAAGCCACTTTGATAATCGTGATTACTCATACTGTGTACTACATCTACAGGTGCAACCTCTCTTAAAATTTCTACACACTTTACATATAATCCTAAAGCAAACTCAAAGTGCATCCACCATTTACCATCAACATCTTGATTAGTACCTTTTGTAGTTGTGTTGTAAACATTGTCAACATGCAAAACATCATTTCCTACGCAAAATAATATTCTTTCTATACCAAACCCTTCTGACTTATCTAAAAGTCCTTCTAAGCCCTCTATAACACGCATACAAGCAGTTTCAACATCATAGTTATTACCAGTTTCTACTTTGTTTGCATATTTACCTATATGTATATCTGCAGGATTGATAACTAATAAGTGACCTCCTTTATTTTTATTTCTTCTTGGTTTTTTGTAGTATGGTGAATGTTTTTCTATTAGAGTACATACATTATCTAAAATATCTTTTTTATCTATAGATACATCTTCTTTTGTTACTATGCTGAATCTATACTCACCACTAGCAGATTGCCAATGCTTTACAGATACTACATCTTTTTTATCTATACCTCTCTCATATAAGTGTGTTTCTAGTGCTGTGTTTCCATTTATGTTGGCTGTGCTGTCAGCTCTACTTTCTAAGATCATTTCAACCTCCTCCTCACTCAATCTTAAACGCTTTCCATATTGTTTTGTCATTTTTGTAAGTTATTGATTTGGACAAATCTATACAAAAAAGTAGCCATATATTGCACAAAAAAGGGAAGTTATTAACTCCCCTTTCTTAACTAAACTAAACACTTTGAGAATTTTGTGAGAACCACAAAACAGAGCAAAGATAATTAAATATATATTAATTATCCAAGCAAAAAACTATTTTTTTTCTAAAAGATTATACAATATGACAAGTGCTATCAAACCTACAACACCATTGTCACCTAATAAATTAATTACTTCCATTACATTTGCTATTACTGACATGCCTAATACAGGACTGCCAAATAAAATTTCAGCCATTACCCCAAAAGATAATAAACCTACAAATAAAGCTGTCATTTTACCTATAAAACTATTTACTGAATTGAATATATTTTCCATTTTGAATATTTTTAAATTAATAATTAATAAAGATTTAGTAAAGCCAAATAACTGGATTTGCTTTACTTTCGTCTATGTCAGCATGAATGAATGAGTCGTGCAACCCAAACCTTCTAAAACCAACAAACCCCAAAGCATCTAATATTATTGCTCTGCTTTTACTGTCGCTGCATTTTATATCTACAGCTAACCCCTTGATATGTGATGAGGTTGGATTTTTTATAGATTCTGGATGATTTTCACATCTATAACCACTCGATATAACAAATGGTAATTTTGCCATTTTTCTTGCTTGTTCAAGCATGTCTAATAATTCTTTGTTTATGTTGTTATGATTACAACCACATTTACAAGCAAACTCTTTGAGTTTAAAATATTTATAAGGCATATTATTTTTTTATTTTTTCGAATGACCTACCACCAAAGTAAGCACCTATTACAGTTATCAAAACAAGCTGTAACAAATCTACCCAACTTGCTTTTACTTCAAAATTTATAACTCCTGCATCTATAAATATAAGTAAAACTGTACTAAAAACTAAAAATATTAGTACAAGTGGTCTTATATTTTTACTCAACCAACTATCACTATTCATATCTTGAGTCCATCTTGTAGTAACTTCTTTTTGCATCTCTGCTTCAAAGCTACTAACCATATGCTCAATTTTTCTTTTTGCTTCTAGTCTTTCTTCTTCTGTAGTAGTTAAGTTATCTACAACATCACCAACACCTTTTATTAGTTCTGTTGCACCACTACTAAATATTTTTGATAATATACTCATCTATTATATATTTTATCTTCTATCCTATCTAAAGTTTTTTGCATTTTTTCAATATCTTCTTGAGTTTGCATTATTGTATTTTTTATTAATTGGTCATGCAATTCATATTCTTTTGCTGTAATAACTGGTTTTGGTAGTTCTTTAGCTAGGGCTATTTCACTTTTTAAAGACAAATACATAGTCACAACAATGGCTATTGTAGCACCTATTGACACAAAACTTTCTAAAGATAATTTAATTTTTGTGTTTTTGCCTATCTCCATTATTACTTCTTTAGAATTTTAGCAACTATATTTTCAAACTCTTGTTTTATTTCTTCTTCTTTCATTTCTTGATCGCCATAAGTTAGCTTAATTACCATTCTTTCTTCTCCCTCCTCTACCATAATTTCTAATTCACCTAGTGTGTGTAATTCTGCCATCATTTTTTCTGTCAAATGTAAGTGATAATCATGCTCATCATCACTATAATATTTTTTTTCTTTTTCCATATTATTTTTTTCTTTTTTTGTGTTTTTCATAGGATGTTTGTCTGGTAATAAATCTGTATCATGTTTACCACTTCTATACCTACCATTTCTCATTGCAAATAAAAAAGAGTTTACTCTTGCTATGGCCCATTGATCTGGCCCTGTAATACCCTCTCTTACGCTTTCTGGATTAGTATAATAAGCACCAACACCTCTTAAAAAAACTTTTTCTAATTTTGCTACTGTTACTCTTGGATTCCAATCTTTCTTCAAGTCCTTTACATCTTCATTGTGCTTCTCCATTTTATTTTTAAGTGTTGCTTTTATTCTATCACTTACTTCTCTTTTTTCTTGATTCTTAGGATTATCAATTTGATCTAATTTTTTTATTGCCCACTCTATCATTTCTGTTCCTCCCCAAGCATCCCACATTATACCTCCACAACCCTCATCATAAGGTACATCTTTATGCTGTTGATGTCTTTTAAATGATGCAACCCTTGCAATCGTTCTCCTTGTCAACTTTTCTCTGTTTGCGATTTGTCTGGCTCTTGTCCACCCTACGATAGTTCCACAAGAACTTCCATTTTCTTCTTTGTACTTGATTGCTCTTTTAGCATTTGTACTTGCAGCTTGTGGATAATCATCATAAGTTTCTTCTGCATAGTAATCTTTGTTAGCAGTTTCACACTCTGATTTAGTAGAATACTGACATCTACCAGTTTCACCAAACTTCCATTTACCATTTTCACATTCGTAACAAGGCATAATTATATACTGTGTAATTTATAAATTTTTACTCCTTTAACTTCATGTACAAACTCTTTTTTGTACTTATCTTCTTTTACTTTAACACCACCATACTTAGGGTTTCGTGAGTTAAGTTTACGTTTTTTAGCCATTTTATGCAGTAACTACAATAAATTCTACATCTACTGCATCTGTTGCATGTGATGATTGACCTGCTACAGCTTGTATGTCTGCGAAAGTTACAGCACCTGTTGCTGTTGTTGCATCTAAGTCTGGTGTCATTAAAACTACTGCACAATATGGTTCTACTTTAAAATATACATAGTCTGCACCATTATACAATCTAAGATTTAAATTATTAGTATCATCTAAATTTTTAATTCTAAAATATTTATAATCTGCTTTTACTACCTGACCTCGACCATCTACTGTGCTTAATGCTAATATATCGGTGAAAGTAGTACTTTCGCCACCTTTACCTGCAATACTCATCAATCTTTGTATTACCTCACCATTTGTAGTATATGTTTTTGTACAAGTGCTACCATAATCTGTACCCATTAATGTATAGCTTTCTGTTATTGTTACTGTTAAATCTGCTGTTTCTACTGTTGTTGCCATGTTTTATTTTTTTAATATGTATATGTTTCTATTGTTAAGTTTACAAAAATTTCTGATCCTGCACCACCACCTTCTTTGAACATTGGAAATAAAATATCCCCTGCTGCTAAAGATGCTGATGTAATTGTTGTTTCTTCAAAAGCTACTAACTTACTATCATTACCTAAACCTGTTACTGCAATCTCATCTACAACTACAGGCACTACATTAGAAGTGCTATCAGCTACAGGTGTGATTTTACAAATAGCTATAGTTACTGCATTTGTGCCATCACTTGATAACCAACCTTTAATTCTTTGAACTGTAGATGCAAAAGGTACTACATGACCTGAACCTGCTCTAAAAAAATTTTTTGGTAATATTGATCCTCCAGATACTGTAGTAGAACCATAATCTTGATCCCATTGATATGGTGCTTTATTGTCTATTAAATCTTCACCATAAGAATAATTATTTAGTCCTGCACCAATATACCCTTGCATCTTATAGTTTGTTACACCAACTAAAGATTTAGATATATACTCTAAACTACCATCTGTTGTACCACTACCATCACTTGCACCTTTAGACAAAACTGTATCATTTGTTGCAGCTTCAAA